AAGCCGATGCCCTTCAAGCCCTGCCCGGGATGCCCGATGCCTGCCAAGTGCAAGGCCGCGGGTAAGTGCAAGAAGACCGCGCGCTAACTCGCAGTTGCCGCGGGGGCGAAAGCCCACGGCAAGCAGGCGACTCCGTCAAAAGCCCTGCAGCCCCTGACGTGGATCAGCACCTGCCCCCCAGGCAAGCGGCGGGCGGGGGCACCTTCACTTCGGACAATCCAGATGGAACCCGAAACCAAAACAACCAATCGCGGCGCCTTTGTCAAAGGTCAGAAAAGGCCGGGCCAAGGACGGCCAGCCGGATCAACCAACAAGAAGGCGCAGCTCATCCGCGAGATGGTCACGCAGGCGTTGGACCAGGCCGGCGGCGTGGAATACCTGGCCGAGGTCGCCAGAACCAACCCGGGCCCGTTCCTGGGCCTTGTGGGCAAGGTGCTGCCGATCCAGGTCACCGGCGCCGAGGGTGGCCCGGTGCAGATCAGCTGGCCGGTCGCGCCGCCTCGCATTGAGCGCGCCTGACTACGCGCCCCGGCCGTACTTCGCCGGCTACCACGACCGCGACAAGCGCTGGGCTTGCATCGTCGCCCACCGAAGGGCCGGCAAGACCGTGGCCACGGTGTTCGACCTGCTGACCTGTGCGCTGGGCACCAGCAAGACCAACGCCCGCTACGCCTACATCGCGCCGTTCTACGCGCAGGCCAAGGCCGTGGCGTGGGACTACCTCAAGCGCTTCAGCGTCAGCGTGGCTGGTCGCATCATGGAGAGCGAACTGGCGGTGGACCTGCCCAATGGCTCGAGGGTGCGCCTGTTCGGTGCCGACAACCCGGACGCCCTGCGCGGCATTTACCTGGACGGCGTGGTTCTGGACGAGTACGGCGACCAGCGGCCCACGGTGTGGGGCGAGATCATCCGGCCGCTGCTGGCTGACCGCAAAGGCTGGGCGACGTTCATCGGCACGCCCAAGGGCAAGAACCACTTTCACGACATCCGCGAGCAGGCCCGGCAGTCCCCCGACTGGCTGTACATCGAGCTGCGCGCCAGCGAAACGCAGACCCTGGACGCCGAGGAACTGGCCGACGCCCGGCGCACCATGACCGACGCGCAGTACCGGCAGGAGTTCGAGTGCGCCTTCGATGTGCCCGCGCTGGGCGCGATCTACGCCAGTGAGTACCAGGCGGCCCGGGATGAGCGGCGCATCGGCAACGTGCCGTATGACCCGCTGCTGCCGGTGTCCACCCATTGGGACCTGGGCATCGGCGACGCCACCGCGATCTGGTTCGCCCAGCGGCTGGGCAGCGAGATCCGCGTCATTGACTACTACGAGCAGCGCAGCCAGCCCTTGAACCACTACGCCGCGGTGCTGAAGAGCAAGCCCTACACCTACGCCGACGACTGGCTGCCGCACGACGCCCAGGCCCGCGAGCTGACCAGCGGCAAGAGCGCGCAGGAAGTGCTGACCAGCTTGGGGCGCAAGGTGCGCATCACCCCCAAGCTGAGCTTGGAGGACGGCATCAACGCCGCGCGCATGGCCTTCCCGCGTTGCTGGTTCGATGAAACCCGCACCGCCCGCGGCCTGGAGTGCCTGCAGAACTACCGCCGCGAGATGAACGACAAGCTCGGTGAGCTGCGCGCCACGCCGGTCCACGACTGGGCCAGCCACGGCGCCGACGCCTTCCGCTACTTGGCGGTGGCCATCGACAAGACCGGGGCGCGCCCGGCACTCGCACCCATCAACTACCGCACCGCGGGCATCGTCTGATGGGCATCCAGACCCAGCAGCGCATTGGCCAGGCCCTCGAGGATGTCGAGGTGCTGATGACCATCGTGCGCAGCCTCACCCACGGGCTCTCTGAAGCCGAGCAGCGCATCAAGGACTTGGAACAGCGCCTGGGCGCGCTGGAAACCACCAAACGGAACAAATCATGGCCATCGACCAGCAAAAGCTCCTAGCCGCCATCGACGCGGCGCGGGAGAACAGCTACGGCTCAGACGAGCATTCGTCGCTGGCGGCCAAGCGCGCCCGTTGGATCGAGCAGTACCTCGGCCTGAACACCAACCCCGCGCCCGAAGGCCGCAGCCAGGTGGTGGACCGCTCGGTCTACGAGACCATCCAGGTGCTGCTGCCCAGTCTGGTGCGGATCTTTGCGTCCTCCTCCGACGAGGTGTGCAAGTTCGTGCCGGTGGGCCCGGAGGACGAGGCCGCGGCCGAGCAGACCACCGCGGTGCTGAACCACATCGTCACCGCGCAGAACCCGTGGGAGCAGGTCTGCAGCGACTGGATTCACGACAGCCTGCTGCTGGCCAACGGCTACGCCATGGCCTACTGGGACGAGAGTCAGGCCAACGTCCGCGAGGTCTACGAAGGCCAGTCCGACGACCAGCTCGCCGCCTTGCTGAGCGACACCGATGTCAAGGTGATCCAGCACTCCGAGCGGCCGGATGAGCAGGGCAACGCCGACGCCCAGCGCGGCTACGAGCAGGCGCTGCAGCAGTTCCAGCAGGCGCAGCTGCAGTACCAGATGATGGCGCAACAAGCGCAGATGCAGGGCCAACCTGTGCCCCCGCCGCCCCCGCCGCCGCAACCGCCGCAGCCCATCCTGCTGCACGACCTGGTCATCGAGCGCACCTCCAACCAGGGCAAGGTCTGCATCAAGGTCTTGGCGCCCGAGCACTGCCGCATCTCGGCCGACACGCCCGACTGGACGCTCAAGGAGTGCCCCTACTTCGAGTACCGCCAGCAGCAGACCATTGCCGACCTGCGCGCCATGGGGCTGGAGGTGGCCGAGGACGTGTCGGACGACGAGGACGACGACCAGGAAGAGGATTGGTCGCGCAACCGCTTCGGCGAGGACACGATGAACGCCGACGACGGCGAGGGCGTGATGCGCCGCGTCTGGGCGCGCATGATCTGGCTCAAAGCCGACGCCGAGGACGACGGGGTCTCACGCCTGTACTACCTCATCGTGGTCGGCCGCACAGTGCTGTTTGCCGAGCCGGTGGGCCGCATTCCCGTGGCCAGCATGACCCCGCAGCCGCTGCCGCATCGGCACATCGGCATGAGCGTGGCCGAGACGGTGAGCGACCTGCAGGACATCAAGACCGCGGTCAAGCGCGGGGGCCTGGACAACCTCTACCTCGCCAACAACGGCCGGCACATCGTCAGCAGCCGCGTCAACCTGGACGACTTCCTTGACGCCCGCCCGGGGGGTGTGGTGCGGATGCTGGACGACTCCATGCCTGCCGAAGGCCATGTGGTGCCGCTGGTGCACCCTTTTGCGTTCGAGCAGATCATCGGCAGCCTGGAGTATTTCGACCAGGAGCGCCAGAACCGCACCGGGGCTCGCGCTACTTTGCGGGCACTGACGCCGGGGCGATCAACAAGACCGCCAGCGGCACCATCGCGCTGCAGAACATGGCGGCCATGCGCGTCGAGCACATCGCCCGCATGATGGCCCCCGCGGTGGAACACTTGTTCAGCTGCGTCCACGAGATCATCTCCAAGCACACCAACAAGCCGCTGACCATCAAGCTGCGCGGCCAGTGGACGACGGTGGACCCGCAGGCCTGGCGCACCCAGCGCGACGTGCGCATCAGCGTAGGGGTGGGTGCGGGCAACAAGGACAGCATGATGGCCCAACTGGGCCAGCTGTTCGCCGCGCAGATGCAACTGCTGCCCGCCGGGATCGCCGGTCCGCAGCAACTGCACGCCACCGTCACCGAGATGGCCAAGCTCGCCGGGTTTGCCAACCCGGGCAAGTTCTGGGTCGACCCGTCCACCCAGCCGCCCAGGCCGCCGCAGCCTGACCCGGTGATGATGATCGAGCAGGCCAAGCTGCAGCAGCAGGGCCAGATCAAGCAGGCCGAGCTGATGCAGGAGCAGCAACTCGAGTCTGCCAAGCTGCAGCAGACCGCGCAGTTGAAGGCGCAGGAGTTCGCCCTGGACCAGCAGAAGGCGCAGATCGACGCCGAGCTGGAGAAGTACCGCATCGACAAGGAAGCCGAGGTCAAGCTCATGCTGCAGGGCATGCAAGGCCCGGCCGCCACGGTGACCATCGACGGCCGCGAGAAGCTGGACGAAGCGGCGCAGACCGTCACCGCGCTGGCCAGCAGCAACAACGAGGCCTGGCTCGGCGCCCTGCAGGCCCTGACCCAAGCCGTCCAGACCATGACCCAAGTCGCCCAAGCGGTGGCCGCGCCCAAGGCGGTCGTGCGCGACGCTCAGGGCAAGGTGGTCGGCGTGCAACCGGTGAATCTGCAATGAGCAACCTGAGCGGCGATGTCGGAGAACTGCGCTTCACGGTGCAGATCACGCGAAAAGACACCGGCAAGACAGAAGAGATCGAGCTTGTCGGCAAATTGACGGATGTGGAACTAAAGGAGTTGAGCGATGGCAGTGACTCACAGCACAGCGGCGAGAAACGCGGCGACTGACGCTGTCACCAACCTGCTTGGCAGCACCGCCAAGCTGGTGTTTCGCCTGAGCGGCACAGTCAGCGCACCTGGCACGGCGGTGGCCACGCTCTCCATGAGCGCGACCGCGTTCGGTGCGGCGTCAACCGGCACCGCCACGGCCAACGCCATCACCTCGGACACCAACGCTACCGGCAACGCCAGCCCGGTTGCCACGGCGACGCTGCAAACCGGCGCCGGCACGGTGGTCATCCACTGCGCGGTGGCCGCGAGCGGCAGCGACATCAACATGACCAACGGCCTGACCGTGGCCAGCGGTGACACGGTGTCCTGCTCGTCGTTGACCTACACGGCACTGAGCGCCTGACATGGCCGCCGTCAAGTACCTGCTCGGCTCGCGCACGGCGCTGACGACCACGGCGCTGGACTCGCTGGCCTCGGCCACCTACGTCAGCGCCGGCACGATCACGATTGCGTCCAGCAGCAAGACCCCGCTGGACATGCTGGTCGAGGTCGCGGTCACGCCCGGCACGGTGACGTCAAACAAGCAGGTGCTGGTGTTCCTTCAGGAGAGCCTGGACGGCACCAACTTCACCACCGGCCCCACCAGTGGCACGACAACCACCGACGAGCCGAATCTGGTGTTCCTCGGCGCCGTGCCCTGCAACACCAACAGCACGCTGCAACGGGCCATCTTTGCGCTGGCCGGGACTTGCGGCGGGGTGCTGCCGCACAGCGTCAAGGTCATCGTGAAGAACGAAACCGGCGTGGCGCTGGCGTCTACCGGCAACTCGGTCTACTACCAGACGGTTGACGGCGACATCACATGAGCCTGATCGCCCGTCCGCGCTGGACCCGCCAGCCGCAGGGCGCGGTCGAGGTGGATTGGAGCAATCCGCTGACGCGGGGGTTGGTGATCTGCACGCACGCGGGCAACAACTTCCGCGAGATGGTGACCAACAAGCCCAGCACCATCACCAGCGCAACTTATGCGCCGACCAAGGAAGGGCGGGCGCTGATGGACAGCGCCAGCACGTTCAGCATTGAGACGCCGGTCACCGCCGATTTTGGCGGTGCTGTGACATGGGTGGTTGGGGCAAGACCAGATGGCACTGGCGGCGGTGGTCTTGGGCGTTTCTTTGATAAGAGACTAGGCGTCTCGGCAGCGGTTGAATATCTTTTTTTCAATGGTAGTTTGAATGCATTGAGTTACGACCGCATTTCCAATGGCGGCACAAATCAGGCCATCTACACGACCACATCAGACATAGTGGCTGGCGG